TTACAACAGATCACAGGCGCATCGGTTGGCGGAGAAATCCGGCCTCTGATGGATTACGTTGACACGATCAAGCAACAGCGCACAGGCATGAGTGCCGCATCGCAGGGTCTGGACGCGGACGCACTGCAATCAAGCACAGCGTCAGCCGTGTCTGCCACGGTTCGCGGCGCACAGATAAAGCTGGAGTCGGTTGCGCGTACATTCGCCGAGACAGGCGTCAAGCAGTTGTTCAAGGGCATCCTGCACTTGGTAACCAAGTACGATAACAAGGATCGCATCGTGCGCTTGCGTAATAAGTTTGTGCCGATCAACCCTGCCGAGTGGGAATCCGAGTTTGACTGCGTTGTGCAGGTTGGCCTCGGCACGTCTGACGATGAGACAAAGATTGCATTCCTGACGCAGATTGCGGCGAAGCAGGAGCAGATCATGATGCAGTTGGGTGCGAGTAACCCAATCGTGTCGATGCCTCAGTATGTTAATACACTGCGGTCTATTGCCGAGATTGGCGGATTTAAGGATGCGGATCAATTCTTCAACTCGCCGCAGATGATCCAGCAACAGATGGCCGCTATGCAAGCCCAGCCTGAACAGCCACAACCTGATCCGAAGATGATCGAGATGCAACAGGATATGGCACTCAAGCGCGAGCGTATGCAGTTAGAGATACAGCTAGAGCGTGAAAAGATGGCTATGGAGATGGAACTGCGTCAGCAGGAACTTCAAGCCGAGGCTGAACTTAGAGTGGCAAAGGCAGTGACCGATGCCGAAATTTCAACTAATTTGCCGAGGGTTTAGGTATGGCACTGACTTTTGAATCTGGACATTCTGGCGGAACTGGTCAACAGCTTGGGCAGAGTTACGAGGTTTACGGCGGTGGTGGCGGTGGAGAGGATGCGCGTTTCGGTGCATATACACCGACATCTGCTGTTGCCCAGCAGTTAGAAAACGAGATTGCCGCCAACGCGGCCAGACAGGCCGCCGCGCAGTTTGCGGAACAACAACGTCAGGACGACATAGCCGCCACTATTGCACGGCAAGCGGCAATCGAACAACAACGTGCGCTTGAAATAAATCGTTTAGCTATTCAGTCAGCTCCAGCCTACCAGCAACAGGTTGCAGGTTTGGAACAGCTACACAGAGACTTGCGGGACATTGAGAGAAGGAAAGAGCAAGCACTGCCATTCGGTGCGCCAGCATATTTTAATCTTGCAAAACAGGCTGGCCTTAATTCACTGACAAATCAAATGCTGGGCGGCGGAGATTTATCACCAGCAGACCTTGCGGCGCGTCAATCTCAGGTCATACGCGACCCACTAGGACGCGCAGTGGGCTTTGGATCACCTGCTGGCTCACTACTAGCCGGAACAGACCCATATGCGCCACAGCGCGAAGCTGTAGCCGATATGTACCGCGATGACCGCCCAGAGGTTGTCGGCTCAATAACAGACACCGCGACAGGCGAAGAAAAATGCCCGACCGGATATATGTTTGACGAAGATTTACAGGCTTGCCGACTAGACACTGGTATGGCAGGTACTCCAGTTGACGACAGGAATGACGGCACCGCCGCGTATGCCCGAATGGGGCTTCTCGATGTCGCGCCTGACTTCTCCGGCTCTGCATTTGGTGACGGTGCCGGATTCGGCGCGGCAAACTTGGCGTTCCGCCGCAGAAGCGCAACGCGGCCTGACATATTCAGAACACGGCCATCATTGGAAGGATTTACGCTACTATCATGAACGAGGGAAAAGCAAGGGAAGCGGTGACACGCGCGGCGAAGGCCGAGGCGTTGTTAAGGAACGAATTGTTACAGGAAGGGTTTGATTACCTAGAGACGCAATTTATAGAGGCGTGGCGCAACAGCGAGGTCACTGACAACGAAAGCCGAGAACGCCTGTATCAGTTGCTCAAGAATCTTGAGGCGTTAAAGGGGTACTTTAACACTGTAATTGAAGATGGTAAGATGGCGAATGCACAGCTTGAACAAGTCAAGATGCAAAACAATTTTAACACAAGGAAAAGGTGATTTATATGTCCGACAATCCAGATGGAACCGGAGCAATTTCTTTTAACGATGCACTGAATCTTCTCAACACCCCATCAGAGGACAATGTAGTAGAAGAACGGTCAGAGGTAGAGGCACAGGATGCCGAACCTCAACAGCCTGAGATAGAGGCGGCTGACACATCAGAGGAAACGGCAGAATACGATGCCCCCGAAGATGACGATCAGGACGATGATATTGATGACGGCGAAGATGCCTACGAGGACGAAGATCAAGACGAATACATTGAGGAACCTGAAACATACACTGTCAAAATTGACGGCGTAGAACATGAGGTAAGCCTAGATGAGCTTCGGAACGGTTATTCGCGCCAACAGGCATTTACAAAGCGTTCTATGGAACTGGCAGATCAACGCAAAGCCTTTGAAGCAGAGGCCGCCGAGACTAAGCAGTTGCGTGACGCTTACAAGCAACATCTCGATGTGTTGCAAGGTCAAATCCAGCAGACAACTCAGCAAGAGCCTGACTGGAGAGCATTAGCCGAAACAATGTCGGAACGTGACTTGTTTCTGTATAAGACTGAGTGGGATCAGCAGAAAGAGTATTCCAAGCAGTTAGAGGCAGAACAGGGTCGCATAGCCCAAGAGCAAGCACTTGAACAGCAAGAGCAAATGAAAAAGCACTTGGTTACGCAACGTGAAGATATGCTCAACCGCATACCTGACTGGAAAGATGAAGATGTCCGCGACAGCGAGCGTCAGGAAGTCATCAAGTACGCTCAGAGGCGGATCGGGTTTTCTGAGGAAGAAATCGCAAATGCGTCTGACGCTAGGGCGATAGAGCTGTTATACAAATCGTGGAAGTGGGACAATCTTCAAGGTAAGAAACCCGCCGCCAAGAAACGCACACAGAAGGCGCCGAAGATGGCAAAGGCTGGGCAACCTCGCACTAAGAGTGATGTGCAAAACCGTTCGCGGAAGAAAGCACTGGATCGCCTCTCACAGGAGGGCAGTGTTGACGCCGCAGTCAACTACTTGATGGGCAACTAGCCCGAGGAGAATACAAAATGACTACTTTCGCTACCAGTGCCGCAATCGGCCAAAAAGAAAGCCTTGCCGATATTATTTATCGGATTGATCCCTCTGAGACACCAGCATTCAGCAACTTGAAGAAAAGCACTTCATCTGCTGTTTTCACTGAGTGGCAGACTCAGGACTTGGCCAGCGCATCTGCTACCAATTATGTGAACGAAGGTGCTGACGCCAGTACAGCGGCGGCCACCCCGACAGTCCGTCTGGGTAACTATCATCAGGTGTCTGTGAAAAGTTTTGCCACATCAGGTACACTTGATGCAGTGGACACAGCAGGCCGTGAACGTGAGCATAATTACCAAAAAGTGCTAAAAGCGATCGAGCTTCGTAGAGACATCGAGAAGTCGATCACTGACACAAACGTTGCACGTTCTGCATCAGACCCACGCAAGTCTGCGTCTCTGATGACTTGGATCACAAACGGTTCAGTTGGCGCGGGTTCGGGTGCATTCTCAGCAGGTACAGGCACAGACACTGTGACTGACGGTGATGATCGCGCACTGACTCTTGCACTCATCGAAGATGGAATGCAGGACGCTTGGACAGATGGCGGAAACCCATCAATGATGCTTTGCTCGGCCACTAACCGTGCGAACTTCTCTGACCTGTCAGCATCTGGCAACCTTGTCAGCAATGACGTGAACATGACTGCCGCGAAGGAAGTCGCCTACGTTGGGTCAACATCAGTATTCCTTACTGACTTTGGCCAAGTTTCGGCAACTCCATCACGCTTCATGTCAAACGACAAGATGTTCCTGATCGACCCTGCATTCGCTGAAATTTGCACACTGAATGGCCGTAATTTTGCCGAAATCGAGTTGGCAAAGAACGGTGACGCAGAGCGTTCACAGATCATCTGTGAGTGGTCGTTAAAGCCGCTTGCTCCAAAAGCACATGCTGGAATTTTTGATCTGTCAGGATCATAAGCATAAGAGGGGGCGGCACAAGTCGCCCCCATTACTTTTGTAAGGGATGTTAGATGCAGAGAATTATTAAAAGCGATGCGGCGACAGGCACGGTGATGAAGATGCACCAAGACGCCAGCGACACCGCAGTCGTTGAGACGATCCAGAACTTTGACAACCTGCTCAAGATCAACAAGCAGATGAGCAACGACTGGAGCAATACAAATTACCACGGCACACAGAAGCATGTGCATCATGTGGCGGAAATACCAAACGTAGTTTATAATCATCTTCTGGAGACACTTGGCAGTCCGCGCGAAAACCCGAAGGCGTGGAAGGCTTGGTTAAACGATAGCCAGAATCGTGATTTTAGGACAGGCGGCGGAACACTATGAGCATCAGCACCTACACCGAGTTAAAGACGGCTGTCGCAAACTTCCTTGCGCGTGATGACCTGACTTCGCAGATACCAAACTTTATCCAACTTGCCGAGTCGCGCATGTCGCGTGAACTTGAGACGCGGGATCAGGAAAAGCGAGCCACTGCGACTTTGACATCCGGCGATGAATATATTGCCCTGCCGACTGACTTGCGTGAAGTGCGAAGTGTAGCCCTGACGACCGACCCAAAGACTGTGCTGACTTACTACAGCCCGACATCTTTGGACTCGACATATTCATCTGGTGGCTCCGGCAAGCCT